CTGGCTGAATTAACCTCTGCGACAACGGCGGCAGTATCCGGGGCCTTGGACTTGGCCTTTAACCAAGGCCGTGGCAAAGTGCTGGAGAAGTGGATGGAGCGACTGATGGCGGAAGAAAAGACACCGACCCGCAAGCCCGAAATATCGGAGCGGGCCCTTTCTTTTTTCGCTGCCATGCCGCGGAGACAGCATCAATGAACGTGGAGCAGATTCTTGCGGACCCGCACCGGGTGCAATGCGCCCCTTACCGGGCCAATCTGAGCCGGGAAGCCTGTCTGAAACAGCAGGAGGCGGCCCGCAGACAGCGGCAGCAGTGGTGTGGGTTTTACGGCAGCCTGGAACCCCGAGACCCCTATCTGAAATGTCGGACCGGGAAGGAGTTGAGAAAAGAGCAGCCTGACCTGCCAGGTGCAGGAACAGATACGGGGACGCAACCCAGGCGTCCCCGATTGCGTTGAGTCCAAGGGGCACCGGATATGGCAACAAATGATTTAGGCGAACTGCTGGTCAAGCTCTCGGCGGATATCAAGGGTCTGGAGACCGGTCTGGGCAATGCCAAGAGTGAACTTGACAGTTTCAAAAATTATACACAGTCGTTCACGGCATCCCTTAAAAGTGCTTTAGCTTTTGCTGGCATAGCTACTGGCTTGTATGAACTCCTTTCCAGCTTCAAGCAATTTGCTTCCGCGAGTATAGAAGTCGGCCGCAGCGTCGAGCTCATGCGCCTGGCCACCTATGGACTGGCCGAAGGTCTGGGTATGTCCATGGGCGTGGTGGACCATTGGGTGGAGAAAATCAGGTCCATGGGACTATCGGCCGAGGCGTCCTGGAAAACTGTCCAAACTGCCCTAAAGACTGGGATAGACCTCAATCAACTGGAACCTCTGATAAACGCAATCAAGAATATTGCCCCCCTTGCTGGCATGAGCGTCAATGAGGCAATAGAGGCTGTGATGCGCTCCATCGCCACAGGGATGCCTTTGGCATTGCGCAACCTGGAAATGCCGATGGCACTGGTCCGTCAATTGTTGCAAGAGACCGGCCAGGATGCCGAGGGGGTTACCAAACGATTCCAGATGATCTCAGATTTTATCATCTCGTACGGTAACCAAATGGAGGGGGTTGCTGCTAAGGTAGGGTCTTCGTTTGCAAAGCAAGCGAACCAGTTAAACCTTGCCACGCAGCAGGCGAAAGAGGCTCTTTTTGAGAGTTTTCTGAAGCCGATGTTGACCGCCATTACCGGTGAAAAAATAAAAGTTTGGAGTGATTTGGCAAATTGGATTGGTCAAAACGCGGAAAAATTAAGGGAGTTGGGCGCCGGGATAGGGACGGTCGTCGCCAGGTTAATCGAGATGGCCACCTTTATCGGGAGGATTATAGCATCCAATCCCGAATGGGCCACAACGTTAGTTACCATTTGGGGTGGAGCTAAGGCTTTATCCTTGATCGTGGGACCTCTGGTAGCCATCGGTGGAGCATTTACAAGGGCTGCGGCTCAGGGAGGTGTGTTGGGGGCAGTAGTAACAAAGCTGAGGGCTTTGTTGCTGGCATTGGTGGCCAATCCTTATGTCATTACCATCACCATCGTGGTGTCGGCCGTCGCAGGGTTGAAGAAATTGTATGAGAAAGCCCCTGAGGCCGCCCCCTATGCCATGGCAGGAGAAGCCTTCGGAGCGATGACCCCGGAGCAGCAGAAACAAATCCAGGAGGCTGGAGAGGGATTTAAAGCAGCTCAGGCGGCGAAGGAAGAAGCTGCAAAACCCAAAGAGGAAGTCACAGCCGAAAGAATCGCGAAGGAGACCGAAGAAGCCACCAGAAGAGCCATGGAGAGAATGGGAGATTTAGCCAAAGGGATTGGTGGCGCTGGTGGCGGAGGCAAAGGAGCCGAAGGACCCGTCGAAGACCTTTTGAACTACCTGACCCAATACCTGGAAGCCAAACGGCAGTTGGAAATCCAGGAGGCCCAGGAATCCTATGAAACTTTTAAAGCCCAGCAGGACAAAAAGAAGGCCGAACTTGAAAAAGACCTGGATGAGGGCAAGATCAGCGGCCAGGAGTATTATCAGGCCCTCAAGGATATGGCTCAGGAGGAAACGGACCAGACCCTGAAACTCATTGAGGTGAAAATTGCCAAAGAGAAGGAATCCTACGCCTGGGCGCAGAAGGAATTGCAGGATCGGGCTGATGCCGGGGAGATCAGCCCCGAGGCCCTGGACTTGGCGCAGCAGAAGCTTGCGGCGGAGCACAGCACGCGCCTCATGCAACTGGAAGGCGAGGCATCGCGGGAAAAGATCAAGCTGGAGAAGGAATCCGTTGACCTCCTCAAGCAGGAGTATGACAACCGCAAGAGCATCAATGATACCTTGGCTTCTGGTCGGGAAGAAGCAGCGCTAGGCGTTATTGCTGAGAAGGAGGCGGAGATCAACCGGCTGCTCCGGGAGCGCCAGAACCAGTCGGATGAGCTAATTAAGAAAGGTATCACCCCAGACCAATTAGCTGAGTTTAATCTGACCACTCAATTATTAATCAACAAAAAGAAATTTGGAGAAGACGCCAAGAGTTGGGCCCAGGATATAACACAAACTATTCATTCATCTTTGCAAGATGCCCTCTTTGGTAAGGGAAAGCTCGACTTGTCAGATTTGGGCCGGAAATTGGGAGAAACCATAGGCAATATATTTCTGAAAGAGGCCTTTAAACCTATCGAACAGGCATTAACCATCTTGTTTGCCTGGCTCAGGGAGGCTCTGTCAACATGGGCTTCCAGTTTGTTTGGGTCTCCAGGCGGCACAACATCTGGATGGTTTAGCTATATCGATATGGCCGCGCATGGTGGGGCTTATTACAAAGGTGTAAAATTATTTGGTTCTGGTGGCATTGTTACCGCGCCTACTCTGTTCCGAATGGCGGATGGATTGGGGTTGATGGGGGAATCAGGTTACGAGGCGGTAATGCCCCTAACCCGGATAGGTGGGGACCTAGGAGTCAGGGCGATACTGCCCCGGTCACCAGTTAATGTGATTGTCAATAACAATTCCCCCAACCAGGTATCCGTTGGCGAGGACTCCAGTGGGGATTTGCTAGTAACCATCGAGGACTTGATGACTAAGGTCGCCAGTCGGCCAGGGAAGTTCACCCGGGCTTTATCAGAAGTGACAAGGGTAATAACGAGGTAAAACCTATGCCTGCTTGGCCATCCAATTTGCCGTGGGAGCCTAACAACGGGGAATACGAAGAGACGCCCCCCGATAACCTGATCAGGTTCAAGGCTGACTTTGGGCCTGATGTCGTCAGACGCAGAGGAATTGCCGGGGTCAGGATAATTAAATTGCCCTACCTGTTCAGCCCTGAACAGACCGAATCATTTGATAATTTCCTTCGTAACGACTTAAGGGATGGCGCTCTGCCATTTACTTTCAACTGGCCGCCGCCGCCTCGAACGACCACACAGGTCTCGGTCAGAATCAAATCAATCCCGACCTATAAACATCGGGGGGCCGGCTATCATGACGTGACGGTAGAATTAGAGGTGTTGCCATGAGTCCCCGGGATGTGAGTCTGGCTTTCCGCCAGGCATTTAACGCCCAGAGCACGGAAGAGGGGGTTATTTGTCTGGTAACAATCACTCACCCAGACATGCAACCACCTCTCTATCTGACCAATGCCGGAACCAACGTGGAGAGCCGGGGAAACACCTATCTTTTCTGTCCGTTTGAGGCGAACATCGTGGAGGAATCTCCGGATCGGCCACCCCAAGCCAAGTTCCGTTTGGCAAATGTGGATCGAAGGTTGGTGGTGGTTCTGCGAAGTTTCAGCGCACCCTGCAATATCACTGTGGAGTTGGTGCGCATCAGTGATCCAAACACCGTAGAGGCGGCTTGGACAGATTTTTTATTGAAGGAAGTGCAATATGATGCCATCGTGATCGAAGGTGTCCTGACGTTAGAGGGCATCTTTCATGAGCCGGAGATTAGTTGGACGTTTTCACCCAGTTATTTTCCGGGACTATTTTGAGGTTTTTGGAGAGGTGCAATTGATAATACAATCCCAAAATTTGGCCTCTCCCCAGAAATTCCAACGAGAATGGAGTTCAATATCAGTGCCGCCGTCTTTGTTAGGTTTAAAAATTGCTTCTCCCCAGGGTTGGCCGTTCATTTCTGCCAGCAAATGGATATTACCGGTAATAGGGTCTTCGCTCTGGCTGAAGGAATAGTAATAGGCCAGAGGATTTACAACCTTCTCCGGGGCATAGAATTTGACGCACGATACTATCTGGCTTGCCGGCATGGGTGAGGTTAATGTGTGAGCAGGAGGGGTAGAGCGCAAACTGGCAACTGTGGGGGCACAGCCTGCAACCAAGAAAACTAGACACAAAGAAAGATTTTTCATGACAGAACC